TAAGCGCGATAGGGCGTGCGTGCCTTGCAGGTGTAAAGCGGCGTTTGTCCGTAGCATTTAGCAGGCTCCTTTTATAAGCGGTGTCATCGATGGCCTGGATAGGTAGTATTGTTCGTAGCAACCTTGGGGTTAGCGATTGACGGGTTGGTATCGCGCTTCGAAGATTCCTGCGGGAGCGGGAGTTTTTGGCCATCGGCTGTCACCTAGCGTAGTACACATCAAGTGAGTGTACTGGTTCAGTTTTGAATTTGGGGTGCCAGCTTTTGCTGCACCCACAAAACGAGGTCTTCCAAGGTGTCGAAGCTAAATACCTTATTATGCTTGACATCGCGAATTTGCCACATTGGCTGCTCCTTTCTGGATCAAGACTCCGGCTCTCAGCGGGCGCCCTTCGGGCAAGTTCGCTTCGATCCGGGATAAGGTGAAGGAGGGTCCCTCACCACTTCGTTACGCCGGGCCCCTGTTGGGGCAAGGGCCCGGCTCCACTTCGTTAGGGGGAAATAACCTTATCAGGGGTATTTTGTGCCGGAGGCGTAGTCACGGCCTCCGGCTTTTTGATTGCCTTTTCGTGGGCTTTGATTATTGCCTCACGATTTTGTTGTTCGATTAGCGCGTTAAGTTCTTTGACGCGCGCTTTTAACACGCCAATTGGCGGTATGTGATCGTTCTCGTACTGAGACAAGGGCTCGAAGTCGTCCCCGACTTCGAAGTCGTCGGCTTCTTCCTCAGTTTCCGCAATATCCTTGTCTGTTAGTAAGTCGTGTTTCATCTGCATTACTTGCATCCGAATCTGCTCGGATAGCGTAGGTGTCCGTTTATATCCGAGAGGAGGTTGCATAGGCGTAGGATCAAGTAATTCCTCGCCATTTTTGTTGTGACGTAATGGGGATTTCTTAATCCCCCCATCTGCAGTAGCAGTTTCCATCTTAAGTTTGCGTCTTCCCATTTTGTTCTCCTGATCTTTTAGGAAAAAAGGCCCCGTTTCGTCCGTTAGAACAAAACAGGGCCAGTTGCTAGCCGGTGGAGCGGGGAACGTCCGGCTAGTAAATGAAGCTCTCCCCTTTCGACGCCACTAGGCGTCTTGCTTGGATTGAATGTTTGGCCATGACGGAGAAAACATCTTCAGAAGGTACAGCGAAAGTTCGCTCAGTTGGGACGCACTTAATAAAGTCCTCGTTGAGTGAAGGGTCTGAAGCGAATATCCGGCCCATATGCCAGAAATTAAGGGTTGCAGCTCGGAATTCACCTCCGATGGTGCTCTCAGACCGCCGATACTCATCATAGCGGTCTTGGTATCCAAACACACCGTCAGGGTCAGAGTGGGCACCGTATACCTCCTTTTTTAGGATTTCCTGTTGTCCGATGTGCTGGAGTTCTTTCTGCCAGAAATCTTCTTTCGTTCTTCTGTTCCAAGTTCTGGGCAGTCCGTTTGCATAGATTGTTTTTGGTCGGATGGACATAAGAGTGAAGACGTATCCATGCTCTTCAAAGAATCGGCGAAACCGGTTAGAACGCATTGCAGATATACCATGCCCGCGCATTTCTCCGACGGGGTTCGATCCTTCAGCTGTCTGCAGAACTTCGCTAAATTGGACAGTTTGATTGCCGCCTCCGAGATACTCCGGTCGCTGTAGGCGTGCATCTGAACTGGCAACTCCAAGATATTTAAGGTATTCACAGTATCTTGACCCATATCTAGCTCTAGCCTCCTCATATCGTTGTAGTGCTAAGGCTTCTCTTAGCACATTCACAGTGACGGCAGAAGCGCCGCTTAAATCGGCCCATATATTCGGGAAGTCGTTTAGTCCTGATACTCCCGTGATTCCTTCTTGGACTGCGAATTGATTATCCCCAGACGTGCCAGTGCCCGCAGAGTTCGTATAAGTTGGAGTACTTCCATCGGTTTCTCTAACCGCAAGTGATCCACCAAATACGTTGTTAACTTTGCCGATTCCTTTAACGTCAGCTCGTGTCCCGAGCGGAACTGTAATTGATGGTCCTTTTTGTTCCCATGGTCTTGCACTTGTAAAATAGTCCTTTTCCCAAGCGCAGTTTTGTAGTGTTACATTTGTAGTGGTATCCGCCCCGCTTGTCAAGTCGATCGTTAATGGGGATACCAAATCCTGATCCCGATACCAGTCATTGAAAATCATAGCGTAACCGCGGAAGGGTAAAGCCGAGACTGCTAAGTCGGCAACGCCAGTAGGTATACCCAAATAATCAGACAGAGAGCCAACAGCAGCACCAGTCGATGCAGGCATGGCGATAGTAGGGAACACAGAGTCGTCCATGCCATCTGGGCCGCCTGTGATGAACTCTTCCCAGTCTTCCCATACAAGACGGTGAGGAACGAACCAGTGATGTATGCGCACATTAACAGGATGCATAACTGGAGCCAGCAAAGGTGCAGCCCGAACAAGAGCATTAGTTGCTTGCTGTATGCTATCACCAGGGAGAACCTCGGTGAGACCCACCGGAACAAGCTCGCCCATATCGCATGACAGTAGCTTGTAGTTAGAAAGAGAAAATTTTGACCGTTTCATAGTGTGTGCCTCTTTTTCCAGATTTTTTCACGGTTGTGTATTTGAGTTCGTTTTCCTAACGAGTTCTTAAGTACCTCCGTTTTGAGAGGCGACGAAGATGCGAACGCAATTTCGCGCAAAGGTCGCAGTGTCTCCGCCTGCTCCGCCAAAGTCTCTGCAGGTGCATTAGGTGATCTGCCGATGAATTCTCGAAGTTTTCGTCGGAGATACCGATTAAGGGGCCATTTCTGTGTGCCATGTTGTAGTGTTGTGGGGACATCTATCATCCTTTCATCAAGTTTATGAGTCATCAGCACGCTAGCTAAATCGTGCATCATCCCTAGGCCGATCCCCGGCCTTAAGGACATTCTTGCGAATTCTGGTTTGCGCCCTTTAAGGTGGCTACAGTTTGGAGATGTCCATTTTTTTGTAGTATATCCCGCAATGTATTGCGCAGCGTCTTTTGTAAGCTCGCCGAGTAAGATATGGCCTTGGCCCCAGCTTTTTGATACGAGTTCACATGATACGCAGCAAGTTGCGCGCTTACGGGTAACGCCGTATAGGCAGGATTTAAATCCGAAGAGAGCGAGATGATAATGCGGTCTTCCGGTTTCTTCTCCATACTCTCCAACAGCGAAATAGCGAAACTTAACAGGATAACGGTCTCGCAGTCGCTTAATGAAGAGCTGTATTTCTCGCGTAGAGACAGAACCGTCATGAGGAAGAGATTCATCTGAGTACGTGAGAGTGGCGAATGTGTTGTCTTCATATTGCGCAGCCTCCAACATGATTCGGTGCGTCCAAACGCGCCGGCGGTTGATACGACAAGGGAGGCACCGGCCACAGCCGTATGCCCCCCCGTTATGAATGTATGGCTCGTCACAATTCACTGATTACATCCGATAGCCAATTCTCATCGGTCCTTTCCGAGATCCCCGGCTACGTCTCATTTTGCGACGGGGCCGGGATGAGTAGCGACGGCGTCTGCGTCTCATTGGTAAGTCCTTTTCTGCCAGTAGGCTCTAAGTGCTCTACCTTCTCGCGAGCGTTTTATCTGCCACTCGCCGACCAGGGCATTGTAGTGCCATTGCGTCCCTAGGGGAAGCTTAACGTGCGCTGGAGGGTTGTAGGCAGGGCGGGCAGCGATCGCAGGAGCGTATTTATTACGCCACTGCCATTGGAGTCCGCCGATGGCGTCGTTTTCGAAAGATTCGGAGAGCTGCTGGGGCATTGTGGGGGCCCAGCCAGTTGCTGTTCTTGCCCATTGCACTTCTGGTACTTGTGCAAATTCCTGGCTCGTCGCTCCCGTGTTAACCGGCGAATAGCGTTTGTCGATTGTAGCTGTAGGGCCTTCAATTTGAGGAGCATTTCCCTGTCCTGGCATGCCAGTCGCAGCTGGTCCTGTTGTAGCAGTTGGCATCCCTGGGGGATTCCCAGCTCGGGCGGTTGCAAGAGCTGAATTAAGTTGCGCTCGTTTAAGATCATTATCGAGTTGTAATCCCTCGAGCTGTATTGCAGTGAGTGCCGTGGCGGCTGCCTTTGCTGGATTTGAACGTGTAGCATCAATAGCTCGCCCGATATTCTGTCCTGCGTCTGCAAGATGGCTAAAGTCAGCCCCACCAACCGACTGAGGAGCAT